CATCCTGCCACCTCTGTGTTCATACTCCACCAGATGGTTTTCAACATAGCAACGCCCCCTATTGACCAACTGCCGTTCCAGAAGTCTCGCTAACTTGCCATCACATTCCTCTCTGGGATAACACCGCATATAAACGGAATGCTCCCACATCAGCGCCAATTCTGACACATGCTGATCAAATCGTGATGCGTCCAGTCCAACTGCCACTGGACGGGAAAAACTACTCCACTTCTCATAAATCAGCTCTCCACGCTGATTAAAGTTTAGTCCCTTTGCAATAGTGGTCTCCCCCCACACACGTGCCACAGCTTTATATAGCAGATGTTCAATTGGCTTTATAAAGCGCCCAACTTCCATACAGTATTCGGGGGATCTCGGTGATATGATCCTTGGGGCTGGGTCATTCTTCGTCCACGAGCACACCGTCTCATCCTTGATGAAAACATTGATTTCCCAATCTTCCTTTGTCAGCTCCCGATTAAGGAGTGAAGCAGCTGCCGCCTCATACCTTTTCCGTTTGGGCCCATCATACAGCGCGACGAATTCATCACGCTCTAGGGGTCCATCCATCTTAGGCATCTTGCGACACACTGCTGCAGCATAATCAGCCATGCTGCTTCCAGGAGAGTACACCCCTTCTGCTGGTTCGGGTGGTAAAACAAACTCATCACCCCTGGGAACAAGCATAAGCCGTTCCCCAATACCCCGCAAAAGGTTGGGAATGGAATTGTTGTGAGTGAACACAATGCCAGCAGCTGGCATGTCAAGATCCATCATACAGACACGACTCTTTGGCCTTCCACGATCGGTTTCAACATCCACAAGACGCACACCAGGGGGCATAAAACGCGGCCTAGTATCATACCCCTGCACGTGGATGAGACGCCCCTACTTGATCTTGGAAAGAGCCTGCCTCTCATTAAAGTACTCCATTCTCGCCCACCTCCGGTACTTCCGTTTACTCATACTGGCATGACGCTCCGTAGTCTCCTCCAAAGCCATATCCACGGTTTGATCCATGTACATGGAAATGTGCAACAATGGGACGTTGAGTTTCTTCCACTCAGCCAGGAGCCAACGGTGTAATGCTGCTCGGTTGAGAGCTGTATCATCACAGACACTCGCGAAGTAGAACCGAGCCTTGGCCTGTCTGGCCCACAATGCACAAAAGTGATTGTGTGCCAATCG